ATAGCTTATTGCTTTGTTGTCTATGATATCCCAATTATCCTCTATTGCCTTGCTCAAAGGTTCTCTCCTAATTAATCTAAAATTGTTGTGTTTGATTTTTATTGCACCATCTTCTGCACAATGCCAACAATTATAAACTATCGAGTTGTCTTCAACCTTTAATGATAATGTTTTGATATGTTTCTTTTTCCTTTTGCTAGAACAAAAAGGGCAGAATATTTTGTGCTGACCTAAACCCAATCTCAGGGCATCAGACTTGATGCTTTCGTTGTTTTCCATAATCTTTCTCCATGTGTTACACAGCAAACATAATTAGAAAAAAAATTATAATCAAGACAAAAGTTAAGTTTAACTTATAAGTTCAGGATATCGTGTCCTACTCCGTTGGCTGCCAGAAAAGATTCCTAAATTATCGACTACTTTTGCCCTATACTAGTATATACTAGTAATACTAATACTAGTAATAAATAAATATACTAGTATATACTAGTTATACTAGTTAGAATAATTTTGAATTATTTTTTTTAGTTTTTCGCCTAGATATCTTCCAACGATAGGTTTGCTCTCTAAAATTTCCTTGATTGCTTTTTTGATATTCTCGGCATTTAAATCTGCGAGATCGCACACATGATCGCAGTCATTGCCACTAATCCATATACCAATAGCTAATTTTTCTTTACTCGTTCCTAGATAGCTATCAGAAATCGCTTGGCACACGACTAGTCTCCATAGGCGTAACTCTGATGTGAGTTCTTGGTTGCTCCCTATCGAGACCCCAGTATATATGTTTTTGCTTAACTTGTCTGTCGTTAGCATAGATAAAACCTTGCATACAGTCCAAGATAACGCTTTCATCTAAATCAGGTCTCCTAGACTGATAATATATTTTTATCTCAACAATGACATCAAGTTCAATAAGTTTTTCTAATTTAGGGCATTGTTCCTGAAAAGACTTTACATAATTTCTAGCTTTTTCAGATTTAATCACACCAAATTTTTTTCCAAATCTTACTATTTTTCGTGAGTTCGCCTTTGATGCTGGTTCGCCCTCGACAACAAATTTTATACTAGGATATATTTTATTTGACATTATTATACTCTATGATATACCTAAAATTACACATAGGAGTTTTACATGAAGATTACCAATAAATTTGGTTTGCCACAACCATTTGTTGATTTTATAAAAAACGATAAATACAACAAAGGTAAAGCAGACATATCAGTAACGTCTTTGATAGATAGTCCTAAAATATCTTTAATGAGACAAAAGTATAACGATCAGATAGAGATTGATGCAGTAGATCAGATATGGTCAATCTTTGGAACTTCAGTACATTCAATATTAGAAAGATCAGAAGATGATATTTATTCTGAAACTGAACAACGTCTTTACTCTGAGGTTGATGGTTGGGTTTTATCAGGTGCTATAGATAGACAAGAGATAGATAAAACAGACGGAAAGATTACTATCGTTGATTATAAAGTTACCTCGGTATGGTCTGTAATCTATGGAAAAATAGAATGGGAAAGGCAGTTAAATTGTTATGCTTACCTATGTGAAAACAACTACCACCCAATATTTACAGAATTTTCAAAACAAAAAAAAGAAGTTAAGCAACTCAACATATGTGCAATCCTGAGGGATTGGAACAGAAGAGATGCCGAGAAAAAAGAAAACTATCCACAGACACCAATAGTTGTTGTGGACATACCTTTGTGGAGCAAAGAAGAAAGAGAAAGTTATATCAGGGATAGGATTAATAAGCATCAAGATGCTCAGGTAAACTTTGACATAAACGAAGAAATGCCTCTTTGTTCTGACGAGGAAAGATGGAAAAAAAATGATGCATGGGCAGTAAAAAAGAAAGGTCAGAAGAGGGCATTAAGAGTTTTAGATAGTGAAGAAGAGGCTATCAAATATATGGATTGGCACAATGAAACCGACAAAGCCTATGCCAAAAAAACAGATTTAGAAATGGAATTTCGCCAAGGCGAATATAATAGGTGCAAGGGTAATTACTGCTCTGTTGCACAGTTTTGTCAACAATACATAGGAGAATAAAAATGGCAAAAGAGAAAAAAGAAAAGAGGGTTAGAGCAAGAACTGCAAAAGGTAAGTTTATTGCTGATGACCCAAGCACACCTGAGAACGAGGCTTACGTTAAGCCTAAGAAAGTAATTAGGAAAGTCAAGAAGAGTGGTGTTGTTAAACTAAAACCACCTACAAAAGAAGAGGCTTATAAAAAGCACATAAAAGAGGCTACAAAGAAATCACAAAAAGAATACAAAGATTTCTTCATTATAGCTTGGATCAAAAAACTTATGGGAGTATTTAATGGCTCAAATAAATGAGAAACTAGAAAAACTTCTTAAAGAAGTTGGAGAGGTTGTAGACCTTAAAGACAGATCTAGTGCAGTATGGTCATTACCACAAAACCAAAGTGTTATGATTGTAAAACACAAAGCACTAGAAAAAATATCTGCACATCTTGGTATGTGGTTTGATGCACCTAAAATTATTGAAAGTGATACTGAAAAGAAAATAGTTTCACTTGTTGTTCAAGGTTACATAGATGATGGCAAGGGCAAGAATACTGCTTGGTCGATTGGAGAGGTTAGTCCTGACAATTATAAGACATATGCAAAGCAAAGCTCTTATCCTTATGCCATGGCTGAGAAAAGAGCTATTGATCGTGTAATATTAAAACTCTTGGGTGTTCATGGAGACTTTTATTCTCAGGCTGAAATAGACGAGCTTGAAGAGGGTAAGGAAATAAAAACCAAAAAACCACCTAGAGAAAACAAAACACCAAAAGAAGAACTTCATGATTTAGCAGAGAAAGATGAAAATATTAAAGAAATAATAAAACACTTTCCTGATGCTGAGTTGGTTAAGTATTTTGGAGAAACAAAGTATCTAGTGGCTCTAGATGAAAATGAGCAAAGGATAGATACAGAAGAAGATTTAATAACCTCAACAAAAGGTTTTATTAAAGAGATGTATAATTTTAACTATGAACAAGCTCTAGAATTATACAATAAAAACGAAGAACTCTTTCTTATTTACAAAGAAAAAAATGAAGACGGATATAAAGAGTTAATGAAATGGATAGGCGAAAATACTAAAAAGGAGAGTGCATAATGGCTATCAAAGAAAAAGATTATAAACCTAGTGGTTCTTTATTTACCAATGAACAAAGAAGAGGAGAAAATTCTCCTGACTACAATGGTTACTTGCATATTACATCTGACGTATTAGATGATTTGATTGCAAAAAGAAAAAAACAAGTTATGGAATGGGAGCAACAAAAACCTGATATCGATTGGTCTAAAGTAGACAAAGACAAGATGTTTCATCTAGACATGGATTTGAGTGGTTGGAAGAAGATTGCTAAAAGTGGCAAACCATGGCTCAGGATTACTGCAAATATTCCTAAAGAAAAAGAGAGTAACAAACCATTCTAGTGAGGGCAATATGTCGGACAACAACCATGATAGTAGTATAGATGATGAATGGCTGACTTCTGATGAAGTTATGAGATACCTACATTTAAGCAGAATGTCTTTTTATTCTATTCTTAAAAAAGACGATAGCTTTCCAAAGGGATATGCCATATTAACTAGGAAAAAACTTTGGAAAAAAGATGATGTTGAAAATTGGGTAAAAAGCAAATCAGCAACTTCTGAAAGTTAATAGTAACTTCTATGGACTACAGTAGACCAAAATATGAGACAAGTTATGACTTGTCAAACGAGGGCAGTATTATAAAGATTGTTTCTAATAAGTGGAATGTCAATTTTTGTAAACTGCCCATGTCATACAGATTGGATTATGCTCTTTACAAATCAGATAATTTAAGAGGTTTCTGTGAAGTAAAACGGCGAAAGTATAGAAAGTCCGATTTCCAAACTTATATAATATCGCTAGACAAAGTTATAAAAGCAAGAGAACTAGCAAGTATAACGAATACAAAATCAGTTTTAATAGTATCGTGGGTAGACGTTATTGGTTGGATTGACTTCAATAACGATTTTGTTTGCCGTCAGGGTGGTCGTGTAGATAGATCAGATTGGCAAGATGTAGAACCCATGTGTCATTTTAATATACAAGAATTTAAACCAATAGTTGATTGGAGAAACAATGATAAGCAAGTGGGCGAGAAGTAGAGCTAGATTAAGAGATTATGTAAATCAAATAAAAATAGAAAGGGGTTGTGAAAGATGTGGATATAATGAAAATCCTAGGAATTTGCAATGGCATCATGTTTTGCCAAAAACTAAATACAAAGCCGTTGCAGAAATAGTTAGTCAAGATAGATGTATAAAGAAAGTCAATGCAGAGATAGATAAATGTATATGTGTCTGCAAGGCTTGTCATGGATTATTGGAGATGTAATAAAATGAACGATAATGTAAACAGACCAAAGCACTACAGAAAAGGTAGGGTAGAGTGCATAGATGCAATAAAAAGTGCATTAGGAGAGGGTTACGAGTACTACCTTCAAGGAAACGTAATCAAATATGTTTGGAGATATAAGCATAAAAATCTTCTTGAAGATTTAGAAAAAGCACAATGGTATCTCAGGGAATTAATTAAGATAAAGAAAGGAAAGAATAGATGAAATCTATTAGCGAAGAAGAAGTACAGAAAGCCGTAGATTGGCTAAGAGATAACTCAGAAAAATGTGCTAAGGCTAGAGCAACAAGAATATACTTAGAGGAATACAGAAAGTCTATAAAGGCTATACTCATGAGCAAATATCCTGAGCTATCTGTTTCTGCTCAGGAAAGAGAGGCTTATGCACATGATGAATACAAGGAACACCTAAAGTTAATGAAAGATGCAATATACGAAGATGAACGTATGAGATTCTTTAGGGCATCTGCTGAAGTTAAGATAGAGGCTTGGAGAACTCAACAAGCAAACATAAGATCAATCAAGTTATAAACAAGCTATTATTCATGTATATCTAGCGATTTGATTCGGCAGCGTATAACTTAACACACTAAAATCATAAACTTCTAGAGGTTAATATTAACTTTTAACTTGCCTCTCTAAACCCAGCCGACCTCATCAGGATAAGCCCACGCCTCATGAGGTCGTTAATCCTATCCCTCCTTATCTTTATGAGGTTCTTTATAACTTTCTCATCTAGTCTTGGGTTTCTTTCTATCTCTCTTATTTGTCTTAATAATCTGTTTCTTGCATTGTCTATCGCCTTGAGCCTTGGAACAATACTTAACTGCTCTCTATTATCCCTGAATATTTCTCTTGTTAATTCTACATCACCAGATCGTCTGGCTAAGTCGTATCGTGCTAGTATCGTGAATAACGCTTTTCTATTTTCCAAATAACTTGATACATCTTCTCTCTCACTTGGAGATGCTATTACCTTTCTTGCAAAAGGTATCACACTAGTTAGTGGTGCTTGTAAGTCCTCGTTGATAGCGTCATATATCCTGAAAGGCGATTCTAGTGATCTTTGAACAAACCTTCCAACACCACCAGTTGTATAATCAAACCAAAACTCCATAACGTCTGGTGAAAGATCAACAAAGCCACTTTCTACTGCATCTCCACCTGATATGCTGTTTAAGAAATTAGCTATTGTTACTGCTGTTCCACTTGTGCTTGACCAATATGCCTGACTATTAGGTGTAGGTCTTGATGCAAATTGAGGTGATTCTTTAAATATAGGGTCACCTTTGTAGTCCTCGTTGATAGCCACACTGACAAATGGGTCCAGCACTGTAGGAGCTGCCAAATTATAAAAGTTATCAAAACCACCGAAAGGACTTAAACTTTCAAATGCAGTACCAAATATGGTCCGGCTAGCCTCCCCGGGTGTATACTCGCCCCTAGCAGCTCTCGAAACAGCTCTTCCTGCATTTACAGCTAAGTTCATACCATATGCTAATGGTATTGTAATAAACTTATCTTCAGCCAAACCAAATGTTGGTAATACAAAGTTATGCTCTAATATATATCTTGGAAGTTCATCATAATCTTTAATACCATCTTCATCTTCATCACCTGAAAATAATGAGTTAAACGCATCTTGCATAGCTCCATAAACAAATAATCCAGCCCACACTTTTCTTACCCGCTTCGACTTAACCGCAGCGTTTATCAGTGCCATTGATCCTTGCATTGATGCATTATAAAATAAATACCATGAATTTAAAAATTGCTTCTGCTCTCCACCCTTCGCAAAGTTAACTGTTAGGTTTCTTGCTGCTTGTGCAGCCCTAGCCGTGCTGACCCCTCTTTTTACAAGAGCTGTGTATAACGAGACACGCACACCATTCTCAACTGCTGTGTTATAATCATCTAAGAACTTACCTAATTTACCAAAACCTTTTTTAACTAAGCCTAGTTTCCCTTTTTTACTATTATCAGACACATCACTAAGTATACTATTTATACTATTCATTTGATCTTGAAGGTCATTCATTTGGTTGGTTGCGTTTTTACCACCTGACTCTACAAACTTTGTATACTCTTTTGCCCAAAAGCTATCAACATCTCCATCTCTTAAATTCTTAGATATGCCTTTCACCGCAGGTAGCGCACTCTTAAGCACTTCAGACATTAAACCTTTTTCGTCATACTGTTGAACATTTACACCAGCAGTTCCTAAGTCTCTAGCAAAGTTTGGTATAACAAAAGATGGATTATATGTTGTATTAATATTAGATAAATATCTGTTCAGTTTACCTAACGCTCTTGTAAAACTACCTACACTATCAGGAGTCATAAATCCTTTCATAGCTCTTGCTATTCTGTCGTCTTTAATTGTTATATATACATTTCTGCCATTTTCTCTAACAGTCAGATATTTTTCTCTTTCAAGTCTATCTTTTGGTATATCGTCTTTATTAAAATATACTCCACTATTATGTTGCATTTCTTTCTTTAAGTTATCGTTAACTTCTGTAGAGCCATCTTCTATACCTCTAACAAGATTTAAATAACTTAAACCAACTTTATTTCTTTCAGCATCTGCTATGGACTTATTGTTTTGTACAAATAATGTAGCAACTATATTTTCTGCATAAAAATCTTCTGCTTCACCCTCTTTTGATCTTATTCTTCCCCGTGCTTTACGGTCCGGTCTCTTCGTTGCACCAAATAAATTTTGTATTACAAAGTTTTCAGCTCTCTCTTCTCTCTTGCTGTCGCTATCTGCTTCATCTTCAAAGTTTAAATCACCTCTTAATGGAACATAGTTTTCATATATTCTTTCATACTGATTACCCTCTTTATCAGTAAACACCTCTGGAATGAGACCGCCTTGTTTTCTTTCTTCATTTGTGTTTTTAACTATAGATTTTGCAAAACTTTTAATATTTTTTATCTTTGTTTTTTCAGAGTCAGGTAATGTCAATATCCATTTATTTATTCTATCGGCCTCGTTTGTATGCATACCAGATGCGATTGGATTTTTTAAATAATCATTCCTCTCTTTCGCATGCGCAGCATAAAGGATGGCATCTGCAAGTGCCATTTTTTTACTAGGATATCTACCATCACTAGCAGCTTTATAAAATCCTGATATCCTTGATAATGTATTTAATGAGTCTTGATTAACATCTAATGTATTTATAGTCTTAATCATTGGATCAAAAAATTCTTTTTGTGCTTTTTCTACTTTTGCACCTGCTATTCCATGAAATAACTCTTCTTGCATATAAGTATCCATGGCATCTGTTATTTTAGCACCATTTTCTCTTAATCTGTCCATTAAAGCACCTATAGGCAAGAATCTATCCTGTACTTGAATCAATAAATTTTGAGCTGCTTTTCTTAAATCCTCTTCCTGAACTCTACCTAAAGTAAACTTATGCCCAACCTTCGCTAGAACTCTAGATAAATTATCATACTGTATTTTTATTCTTGTGTTAGATATACCTTGATCTATTTCAGCGCTCATAGGTGTTTCTTGCTGATTCATAGAAGCAGTGCTTAACATACTTTGTTTAAATAATTTTTCTTCTGGATAACCTGTTCTTATAACAAAAGAATCAAACTTGAATGAAGGACTTGTCTCATCTAACTTTTCTCCTCGTTTAACAAATTTTAGAGGCATAACAAATTTATTTTGCTTTGCTCCTCTTTGTGGGGTCCTGTTAAACTCTAGCCTAACACCTGTTGCTGTAGTGTTAACGATCTCTACGCCATTGTTAACGTCATCCCTATTCTGCTGGTAATATAATTTTGCAAGATTGTCATAAAACAAATCTTTTATATTTTTATATTTAAATGTTTCTAATAACTCTTGCTCATGACTTTTACCAGTTGTTGGTCTTATTGCTGTAATGTGATCGTTTCCAAATCCACTATACAAAAATGTATTTCCTCTAGGTATTTCTTCATGCTTACCATCTACAAAAAATACAGGAAGACTTCTATTATCTAGATTTATAACACCATATAAATATTTACCCAGCTCTCCTGTCGCACCATATGCAGAGTTTTGTTTGCCAGTTGATATCATGGCAAACTTTTGATCATTTATTGTTTCTTTAATTAACTCTAAATCTTTAGGATCAACGTCTTTAGCCGGATCGTAATCAACTAATTCTTCTTCGGTGTACTCTCTTTTTTCATGCCCGATATTTGTATCAACCTGTCCAGTA